CATATGCACAGCTTTATATGCTTGGAAATCCAATTACGAGAGGTGACCTTGAAGGGGATGAATGCGCAACAATGCCATCATTTCAAGTAAATTGCTTCACATCTGGGAGTAAAGCATTAACCAGATTGTATGAATTGGACAAGATAAGTCACAAAGCTATGGTGAGCATGGGATTCCGTCGTACATATGGCCCGGAACCTATGTTTTTTGGTGACAGCGGAATCAAAAAGCTTGTGAGCCGATACAGCCGAATATATACAGGAACTTTATTAGATTAGGAGCAGAAATGCTTCTATTTTTTTACCCAAAAATATGAAAGGAGAATGCCAAATGAAAGCAGATAAATTACTTTGGCTGAAAGCAGCAGGAATTAGAGCTGTAAAAACAGTCGCACAAACAGCAATAGCAACCATCGGAACCGCAACTGTAATTGGCAGTGTTGACTGGAAAATGGTTTTATCCGCGTCTTTACTTTCCGGCTTTTTATCACTGCTTACATCTGTAGCAGGATTACCAGAACTGAAAACAGACAAAGAAGAGTAGAAAGGCGGTGATCCGCTATCTCCCGGCACAGGGTTACGTGCATAAAGCTTAAATTAAAGAAAGGGGCCTATTAAAATGACAGATTTAACAACACTTGGCGTAACTTTCCACTATGCCGTAGAAACAGAGAAAGGAACAAAGCCAACTACATTTACTCAATTAAAAAGATGTAGCTCAATTGGTGGAATAAGTCTTGACACTGAACAGATTGATGTTTCCGCATTGGAAGATTACTTCACGCAATATGCGGCAGGAAGGCAGGATACTGGTGGCTCATGGGAAGTTACTTTTAACATGAACGCCGACGTTATAACCGCAATCGAAAAACTTTTTAAAGACTCTAAAGATGCAAAAGCTAAAAGTCTTTCAACCTGGTTCGAAGTTGCGTTCCCAGATCTCGAAAAAGCATTTTTCATTGTTGCTGAACCAGGACGAGCAATTCCGCTTCCGGAAATCGGTCAAAATGAAGCTGCGACCATCCCGATATCATTAATCATAAATGATTACAAAGGACTCGATACAAAGGTTGTAACTACATCAGAATTATAAAAAATAATGGGAGGATTATAAAATGGTAACTTTCAATGTACATGGAAAAGAGTATAAGGTTGTATTTGGATATGGACTTCTTACAAAAACAGATGTGCTGGACAAGGTACAGGGGATTACAGATGGAAAAGAGAGAAGCCTTCAGAAGATGATTTCTCTTCTCCCGGAACTGCTTCTTGCCGGACTTCAAAAGAAACACAAGGAAGAGTTTGGGTATGAAAGTGATTCTGAAAAAGAAGCTGTTCTTAATAAAGTCTGTGACCTTTTGGATGATTACGAAGATGAAGGGACTGAGGAAAATCCGAAAAGCGGATTTGATTTATACCAACTTCTCGACAAAGAATTGGAGAAAAATGGTTTTTTATCCGGTCTGCTGAATGCAGTAGCAGAAGCACAGGCAGTGGAGAAGAATGCAACGAAGCTTCCACAGGATCACAAAAAGAAAAATTAACTTTTCGAGAAGTTGTTTACCAAGAGATTCTTCCTTTATACCTCTCTATCGGTGTATCTAAAGAAGAATTTATGGATTCTACGCCAGCTGAATTGAAACCTTATCTCGAAGCTGAAAAGATACGGCAAAAGAGAAAAGACACTGAGCTTTGGCAAGCGGGCATTTATGAAACATCAGCCACATTCACAGCTGTTGCAAATGCTTTAATGGGAAAAAAATCCAAAGCAGAGTATTTGAAAAAACCTTTACTGGAATCAGCAGAGGAAGAAAAGCGAAAACAGGAAGGTATACTTTCCGAAGAAGAAAAGAAAAAACAGAGAAACGCACTTTTGGCAAGCTTGCAACTCATGCAGGCGAACTTTGAGCTTAACCATGAAAAGGGCAGGCAGGATGAATAAGTCTTGTCTGCCCTTTATTTTTTTGTAAAAAAGGAGGGATAAATAAAATGGCTGACAATACCATTGATACCCTTGATATACAAATTAGCAGTAGTACAGAAAAAGCAGTACGTGCGCTGACTAATCTTTCAAATAAACTCACAGAAGTTAATTCCGCATTAAGCGGAGTTAATACAAACGGATTACGTAGTTATGCAAGAGAACTTGGAAGGGTTACGTCTGCCTTTAATTCTCTAGGCAATGTCCGTACTTCTGGGCTTGATAGTGCTATTTCAAAATTAAACACACTTAGTAAAATCAACCTTAGCAATCTTCAGAATCAAAAGATTAGTCTTGATTTGGATATTAAGGGTGGAGATCAAACACAAAAACTGCAATACGCGATTGGTAAAACAGTACGTGATATTAAAATTGATACCTCTTCCATTTCAAAGCAATTGATTGAAGCATTTAACTTAAAAGGCGGTGCTGCTTCAAAAGTTCGTTCTCAAATGAACGAGCTTGCAAAAGAAATGGCACAGTCTTTTGATGGGAAAGAAATCTCTGGAAATGTTGGAAGCATTGTTGAAGAAATTGGAAATACGATTCTCAAAAGCGGGAGTGTAGTAAAAGCCAATCTTGGAAGCTACTTAGATGGTGCAGAACAGGAATGGGTTGATTTTTACAATTATTTCAAAAACAAGAAAATCTATGTTTCCGATATGTTGAAAGCTGATATTGGAAAGGGAGAATTTTCAGAACTTTTAAAGAATAATCTTAATAAAGTTGTTACCGATGCAACAAAAGGAATCACTCTCGATAAATCATGGGGAGAGCTTTCAGATAGATTTCCAACATTAATTCCAAAAGATACTATTAATGCGGCAGATCAGCTTGTTACCGTTCTGGAAAATATAAAGAAAGTTAGAGAATCCATTAAGCCAGTTTCCATTGAATCACTTTACGGAGATAGTGCGTCCAAAGCCTCTGACAAAGTATGGGGAATGGCAGTAGATTCAACAGGACAATTAGCAGAACAAGTAAAATCTCGTCTTAACAGTGCATTAAAAAGTGCTGATGGTCAACTACCTATTGATGTAAAAATCAATACAGAAAAGATTATTCTTGACATCCAGAATGCAATCAATAAAGTTGCCGAGCTGAAATATAACACTGTAAAAGTCACTCTGGATGTAGACACTACAGGAATTAAAGATGCAGTTACCGGAAAACTTAAAGAAATTGATGCAGGACAAATGACAAGCATTGCCGATGGAATGAAACAGTTTTCAGATTCTTTAAGGGCCATGGGAAATGTTAATTATAAAGCTTCCGGTTTGAACGCAATCATTAATTCCATTAGCAGATTTAGCCAGGTAGATATTAGTAATTTTAATTCTATGAAACTTGGCGAGATAATCACTCAGTTATCTGGATTATCGGCAATACCGGATGTATCTGCAAGTGTTAATCGTTTTGTTAATTCAATGGCTAGACTAGCCAATTCCGGCGAATATATTGCAAATGTATCGGCTGAATTACCTGCATTGGGAAGTAGCTTGAAATTTATCACAGAAAGCTTTATTGGCGTTGACGGAATTTCTGATTCTGTAAATAGGTTTATTCAATCAATTGCACAATTGGCAAGCGCTGGTGGTAAAATTTCTCAATCTTCTGGACAGCTCGGAACACTAGCAAATGAAGTATTGTCATTCTTCAATGTAATGAAAACTGCACCTAAAATCAGTGAAAATACATTAAGAATGACAGAAGCTTTGGCGCAGTTAGCTACTGCAAGTGGGAAAATAAATAAAGCCACAAATTCTCTTACGAATTCATTTTCGAGATTATCAAATGCCACAAATGGGATTGGAAATGCCGGAAGAAAATTATCTTCCATGATTGGCTCTGCAAGCTCTGCATTAGCTAATTTTGGAAATACTGCAACTGTAACCAAAAGAAAGACAGGTTCATTGACTTCACAGCTTGCCGGATTATATGCAAAATTCTTTACTGTGACAAGAGGAGTTAAAGCGCTTTGGAGTTCTGTGAAGTCTGCATCTGATTATGTTGAAACATTGAACTATTTCAATTCTGCATTCGAACAAGTTACAGACGGATTGGACGTGAGCAAGTGGCAGAATGCAGGAGTAAAATCCGCAGAGGAATATGTGGGTTCTTTTGAAAAACGTGCAAAAGAACTGACAAAAAAAATGACTGGATTTGAAGTATCAGATGCAGGTGATCTGACTAGAACAAAAGGCACGAGCCTCGGACTTGATCCGAACCAAACGATGAATTATCAAGCTACCTATGCTCAGATGGCATCATCTATGGGGGCAACAGCAGATGCATCAACTAAGGTTTCACAAGCTTTAACAGAAATCGGGGCAGACCTTGCTTCTGTAAAGAACCTTGAGTTCAACGATGTATGGAATGATATGGCATCCGGAATAGCCGGAATGAGCCGGGCTCTTGACAAGTACGGCATTAATATCCGTGTGGCAAATTTACAACAGGAACTTTATAATCTTGGAATTGACGCTACTGTATCAAGTTTAAGTCAATCGGACAAGGCTATTCTGAGAACTATAACAATCTTGAATAGTTCAAAGTATGCATGGGGTGACCTGGCTAATACGATAAATCAGCCGGCAAACCAATTAAGATTACTGCAATCTAATTTTGCAGCACTTTCAAGATCTATCGGTTCATTATTCATTCCAATTATCTCAAAGGTTCTTCCATATATGAACGCCTTTGTTATTGCAATTCAGAGAGCTTTTTCGTGGGTTGGAAGACTTTTGGGTATCAAAATGTCCGATTATGTTGCTTCCACAGGAAGTGCCGCAGTTGATATGGGAAGTATTGCAGATAGTACAGAAGATGCAGCTTCCGGGCTTGACAAAACAAATGACAATGCGAAGAAATTACAAAAAACTCTTTCTGTGCTTTCATTTGATGAATTAAATCAATTAAATGATGCAAAAGTTAGCAATTCTTCCGGAAGAGCCGGAAGTGGAGGCGGTGCGAGTGCACACCTTCCAGAACTGGATGCTGCATTAGATAAAGCCCTGTCAGAGTATCAAGCTGCATGGGATAAAGCTTTTGAAGAAATGAATAATAAGGCAAATGATACCGCTGATCAGATTGTAGCTGTATTTAAAAAAATTCGTAAAGCGGCTAAACCAACAACTGCATCAATCAAGAAACTTTATGATGAAGGTCTTAGCAAGCTTGGAAACTTCTCTATTACAGCTCTGAAAGATTTGTGGAATAATTATCTGAAACCAATTGGATTATGGATGTTATCTGACAATTCAGGGCTTCCTCGATTCTTTAATATTACGAATGATTTACTAAATAAAATCAATTGGGGTAAACTGAATAGCTCGCTTTCCGGTTTCTTTACAATGCTTCAAAAGCCAACAAAATTTGTTTGGACTGGTCTTATGGATTTCTATGAGAAATTCTTAGTGCCGGTAGGTACATGGACAATGAATAGTGCAATTCCGGAACTTGTTGACGCATTAACAAATTTCGGAAACAACATTCACTGGGACGAACTTAATTCGGCATTGAAAAACTTCTGGGATGCACTTGCGCCATTCGCACAAAATGTTGGGCAGGGAATTGTTGACTTCTTCAAAGATTTACTTGATGTTGGAGAAAATTTTATTAATACAACACTTCCTGGAGGATTGAATTCAATTGCTGATGCAATAAAGAATATCAGCCCGGAAACTGCACAGGCAATTGGAAAGGGACTTGGACAAATCTCCATTGCAATCCTTGGATTCAAAGGACTAACCTTTATTGGTGGAATCATTGGAAAAGACAGCCCATTAGGAAAAGGACTTGCTTTATTGGCAAAACATCCTTATGCAGCAATGGCACTTGGCATCGGTGGAATCGTACTTGCACTTGATAATTTCGGAGTTATTGATGTTGACTGGGAGTGGATTTGGAGCAGTATTGACCGTGTAAAAACCTCAATACAGAATTTTATTGATAAGGTTGATTGGAATGCTGTTGGAACTGCTCTTGGAAATTTATGGTCTGCATTCCAACCATTTGCAGAGGGATTTGCAGATGCATTGATTACCGGACTTGAAGGAATAATTAATATCGGAGCGGATTTAATTAATGGTATTGCAAATGCTATTAATTGGCTAGCTGAAAAATTAAGTGGAGTTGATCCAGAATTTATAAAACAAGTTGGTGCTGCATTCGGAACATTGTTTGCGATCAAAATAGCCAAGGATATTGCCACCAAAATCTTTTCCTTTGCAAGCGGAATAGGTTCACTAGCTTCAAAACTTTTAAATTTCCCACTTGATACCGCGTCTTCTCTTCCTACTATCATCGGTGATATTGGTGGAGCAGCGGAAACGGCGGCTACAGGTGGATTATCTTCATTTTCTTCAACGCTTGGTACTATATTTGGAACCGCTGGGATTGTATTTGTCGCAACGGCATTATCCGTTAAACTCGCAAGAGGAATTGCAAGTATTACAGAAGCTGCGCAAGGTGGAAATGGAATTCTATCACAAACAGGTGGTTATCTCCATGATTATACAGGCGAGATGGAAAGCGCGCATAAAATAACACAAGACCAAGCAGAAGAGCTCTGGAAGTTAATTGAAGCAGATGAAAGTGCCGGAAAATCAAATTCTGAAATGTACGATAGTTTCATTCAGAAACTTGGAGAATTCGGCGTATCAACCGAAGATGCAAAAAAAATTCTCGAGAAATACGGCGCACAGGCGGGTGTATCAACTGGATTTTTGGAAGATATGACTGATAAAGCTGTAGCCCTTGGAGATGGTGTATCTGAATCAGCTGGAAAATTTGACACAACCAAAATCAGTATATCTGATTTGAAAGACGAACTTTATCTTTTAAGTCTTAGCTCTGATCAATTTAGTGGAGACTACTTAACTGCTAAAGATGCTCTTGATAGTGCAATATCTGGAAGAACATATGCTAATACAGAAGAAGCACTAGACGCAGTTTATACGTCATTAAAAAATGCTGGCGTTCCGTTAGATGAATTAGATGAAAAACTCAGAAAAGATTTTCCAGATGCAGTTGTTACAATGGAAACAAGTGCAAAGAATTCTTTCGATGGAATGAATACATCTGTGAAAACAGCAGTGGGAGGTATTACTACCGCTGTTGCAAATGCTTCTAGCTCCGTATCATCCAAGACAAAAACTGGTTTTGGACTTGCTAACACTGCAGTAAGCACTGCAATGGCTGGGATGAAAAAAAGCACAGAAAGCACAATGCCTTCTATTTGGTCGAAGATAAAGAACACGAATGATGATGTTGAAACCAACTCTAAAACAAATTGGAGAAATTCTGCAAGTGCTGTATCGACAGCCCTTGGAACCATGGACACCGATACCAAAGATGTAATGGGAAAGGTTATGACAACCATTCAAAGCTATTGGTCTTCCGTTCTGATCAATACAAACCAGATTTGGGAAAAGGCTTCTGGCAAAGTTGACACGGAAACTGGAAAAATGCTTACTTATGCCGAAAATAATATGTCGTCTGTTGCAAGAGTTTTTTCTTCAATCAGAAAAACTATTAATGGAAATTTTTCGGGACTCTATTCTGTTGGGCTAAATGCGATGAATGATTTTAAACGTGGAATAGAATCTGTTGATATAAAAACGCCACATCTGCAAATGAATTATACTAACTGGCAAGAGGGTAATACTCACAAATGGAGATGGAATTCAAATGTGGAATGGTACGCCAAAGGTGGTCTTTTCAATGGCGCACAGGTAATTGGTATCGGTGAAGCCGGTTCCGAAGCCGTTCTTCCGCTGGAAAATCCGCGAACCATGAAGAAGATTGCAGACAGCATTGTTTCCAGTTCGGACGGAAGCATGGGACTTACAAAAGAAGAAATGACAAAAGCAGTAGCCCAGGGAGTTGCAATGGCAATGAGTATGAACAGCGGGAACAAGAATCCGCAGTACATTATGAACAGTATTATTCTGGACGGAAGTGAGATTGCGAAAGCAGTAACAAAAGCCCAAAATGATACAGATAGCCGTTTCAAACCGTCCCCAGCATATTGATTTTTGACTGATTGTGTGGTATAATTTTTTCAATGAAGAAGTACACACGGTCTTGATTTTTTGAGCCGCTAAGAAGAAATTAATATTTCTCGATTTTGAGGAATTTTTATCTTACTTGGCGGCTCTTTTTATTTTATCCATCAATATAAGGAGGAATGGAGAATGGGAAATGAAGTTTTAGTAACAAACGAACAGACGCCTATCGAGATTGCACTTGGGATTGACGAAGAAGGCATGACTACTGCCAGAAAACTATATTCATTTTTAGAACTTGCACAAGGACAGTTTTCAAGATGGTGCAAAAGAAATATT